AACCTATGCAGATGCAGTAAAAGAATTTAAAACATACGGAACAAAAAAAACAGCCACTTGGCTTGAAAATCTAATAAAATGAAATACACACAAGAACAGGCTAAATTTTATAAAAAAGACCATAATCCAAAAGGTAAAAGAATGCTAAAAATAATAATCAAAGACGGTTTTTATATTATTGAATCGAAAATGAATCTAATTAAAAAATAATTTGTAATTTTGGATATTAAAATAGTTTTAGTTAACTAATTTAAACTGATTATGGATAAGCGAAAAGAAAATAAAGGGACTATTGGAAATAATGGCGGAAGAAAATCAAAAGCAGAAGAGCAGCTACTTATTGAAAAATTATCTCCTCTAGAACCCTTGGCTTTTTCAGCACTTACAATAGCTTTAGAAGAAGGAAAGGATTGGGCTGTAAAATTGTTTTTCAATTACCAATATGGAATGCCTAAACAAATGATTGAAACCAAAGATTTATCTAATAAAACAATCCAAATTAAAATCAAAAAAAATGAAGATACTTAAACATTCGTTATTGTTATTTAGAATAAATCCAGATAGCGACAAAGTGAAAGTATTATTTATTTACGTTGTTGGCTGGTTTAACTTAAAGTTTGATGTATCGGCGTTTGATTTAAAAGAAATTCCGATGAGTAAAGTTGTAGATTGCTATAAAACTTTAGAAGAACAGTATGATCGAAAGTATCGAATTTGATTCAGATTTATTCAACGAAGTTTTTTATGAAATAAAAGAGTGTTTTGATAATCCAAAAATAAGATATTGCTATTTATATGGAGGATCAAGTTCTTCAAAAACATATACGCTTTGTCAAAATTCTGTAATATTTCTTTTAGAAGGTAAAAGGAATAATGTTTTTGTTATAAAAAAAATTGCAGAAAAAATTGAGACTACTATATTTGCTGATTTTAAAGAAATCATAGAGGACTGGGGGTTAAAAAACTATTTTATAATTCAAAAAAACTACATAGAATGTAAATTAACAGGAAGCTATATTTCATTTTCTGGTCTATACGATGTTGATGACTTAAAAGGATTGAAAGGTTATAAAAAATTAATTGTTGATGAGTTAGACAAAATTGATTTTAGCGATTTCAAACAATTAAAAAAAAGATTGAGAGGCATAAAAGGACAACAATATTATTTTACATTCAACCCGGTTTCTGAACAATGTTATATTAAAGTCGATATTTTTGATAAAGATGAATTTATTGAAATTCCTTGTAAAGCTGTAGATGTTAAACAAATAAATAAAAAAGGAAACACTTTAGTTTATAGAACGAATTATCTTTTTAATAAATGGATAGTTGGAGATGGCAAAGGTGGTGGTTTTATTGACCAGCATGTTATAGATGACTTTGAAAGTGACAAAGTAAATGATATTAATTACTACAATATCTATGCTCTCGGTCATTGGGGTAAACTTCGCACGGGCGGGGAGTTCTTAAAACAATTCAAATACGATAAGCATTGCGGGGTTTATCCTTACAACCCAGATTTACCATTGCACATTGTATTTGACGAGAATGTTCTACCATACGTTACTTGCAATGTTTACCAACTTCAAAACAATATCTTAACCCAAATTGACGAGATAATGCTCGAAGACCCACGTAATACGTTAAAAGAAACTTGCGAGGAATTTATAAAGCGTTATGGTTCAAACGGTCAAGGGTTGTTTGTTTATGGCGATGCCACTTCTAAAAAGAATGATTCTAAATTACAAAAAGGATATAATTTTTACAAGTTAATACAAAATTATTTATCTTTGATGCGACCAACGTTCAAAGTGCCAATGGCAAATCCAGCAGTTATCAATTCTAAGCAATTTGTTAATGATATATTTTTAGATGAGGTCGATGGGGTTCAGTTAAGGTTCGATGTAAATTGTAAGAAGTCGATTAACGACTATCAATATTGCACAGAAGATGCGGACGGAAAAGTAAATAAGTCAACAATTAAGAACAAATTAACAGGTCAAAGTTACCAGCAATATGGACACGCTTGCGATGCTTTGAGATACATTGTTTATATGATTTATCATAAAGAATATAGAAACTGGATAGTCAATGGAGCTAAGAAAATTAACTAAAATAGTAAAAGAAAATCCTGAATATCAAATTGAAGGGATTGATGTATTGGCTTTTGATTGCTATGATATATTTCAATTAACTATTTCAGAGTTAGCCGATTTAGATAGGCATTTAGAAAATAATGATTATCAGGAATTTTGTGATATATTTGTAAAAGGAAATCCAACTTCGATACATTTATATAAAATCATTGAAGAGTTTGGCAGACAAAAGGCAAAGTTAAAAGAAAACTATCGTTATATTTTTGATCCGCCAATTTATGGAGAAATACAGCAAGAGACAATAGGGTCGGAATTAAGAAAGGAATTTGTAGAAGAGTTTGGAACTTATGTTGTATTAACTGATTTAATTTGCAAAGGCGATATTACTAAATTTAAAGAAGTTGAAAAGTGGACTGTTGAACAATTCTTTTTTTGGGCAAATTATTTAAGTGGTCAAAGAATATTAGAAAATGTAAAGTAAAAATATATGAAAAAAGCAGTAATTTTTTTTAAAGGCAAAGTAATTTGTTTTGTAGAATTTGAAGAATTAATTAATCATAATGGGCTTTCTTTCAATATAAAAGAAGAAGAGGTCGCTTTTTTTAATGAAGAGTATTCTTTTTGTTTGGAAGATAATAATAAATTTGTAGTTGATTTAATTTAATTTTATTTTATAAAATGGCAAATCAAGTATCAATATTATTAAATCATATCGTTTCAGTCTTTGAAGATAACCCGCTTGTAAATACAGTTTCATTTCGTGATGATAACGTATTTGATGTAGAAAAAGAAAATATCTATCCACTCGTAAATATTACTCTTACAAGCTCAGAAAAATCAGAAAATTCTCAAAAGGTAGTTTTAGATTTTGGTATTTACAACCAAAGGGATTTTATTCCAAAGGGGCAAGTTTCAAAGTTAATGTTAGATACGAACTACATCGATAACATAGGTATAGTTGACAGTATCGGGAATGATTTTATAATAGAATATTTGAAGTCGCATAACGATTTTAATATTTTTATCTTAGAATATACCGATTTTGAATATTTAGCAAAAGACGAAAGGAATAGTTTAGATGGTGTAACTTTTCAAGTAACTTTTGAGTTGCCGCAAAATGGAATATAGTCGTGACGATAAAATACGATTAGGTCAGGAAGTTGTAAGAGCAACTCGAAAGACAGCAAGAGTTGATACTGGATTTTTGAAGCGTTCAATCCGTGCAACACTCGATAAAGGTGTAGTTGTATTTCGAGAGATATTTTACGGAGCGTTTAATGGCAATGCAGAATTGGTTCAGAATGCACAACGAATAATGCCGAAAGAAATTGAATGGAAAGTTATTTTTGTTGACGAGGAGGGAAGGGAAACAACTATCGAAGCTACTATAAGAACAGGGCGTAAAATTAGCAGAAAGTCAATTAGTAGCGGTAATTCTTCAACAACGAAAATAAAATCATTATTAACAGCGTTAAAAAACAATGGCGAAAAGAAAGACAGCGGAACAGAAGCAAATAGAAAAGACGATACAAACGAATTTGAATGAGTTAGGTCGTAAGGTAACGGTGCAAGTAAGGCGTACTTCTAAAGTCGCTAAAAGTACTGAAACGTTCACAGGTGGTTCTTTAAGAGATTCTGGAAACTATCGTGTAAAGCCTTTCAATTTTTTGGTATTATCCGAAAATGAATATGGTAAATGGAATACACCAAAAGGAAAAGCAACCCCGAGCGACCGAGATAATATCAAAGACAATCCAATGTTAAATGCGATTGATGAGTATTTAGATGATACAGTAAATGTAATTATAAACGATATTACTAATTTATTGGTAAGTCCAATAACACAAAAATAAAATGAATTCAATAATATTATTTTTACTTATAATTGCAATTTGCGGAACAATTTTTCTTTCTTATTGCCTGTTTTTATTTTTATATATAATAATCTCAAATTGGAATGATGAGAGAAAATCAAATCAAAAATAAAATGATAATTATTTTATATCTATATTTAGCAATAGTTTATTATCTCTTAATTGCAAGGGTTTTAAAATAAAATACAAACCGTGTGAAGATGCACGGAACGAAATAAAATGTTAGCAGTACCAATACTTACAAACATATCTAGCCGAGCAAGTATATTCTTTGCTCAAAGTCCGATTCATTTTAACTTACAAAATGAATTAGCAAACAGTTCAATTCAATCAGTAACAGTTGAGGTTTATATTTGGCGTGGATTTCAAACAGCGAATTTACCAACTACTCCAAATATTATTTTTAATAATATCAAAAAGATTTCGCCACAAGATAATTACATAGCTATCGAAATAAGCGAAGAGATAAAAGCATTTATCACAAGCTCAAATCTCAATAGAAATAATCCGCAATGGGCTTATAACGCCACGGACAAATCAACAACGTCAGGGGAGGGAGTTTATTTTCATATCGTTTACAAAGTTGATTCAGAAAGTGTAAAGCAGCTAGGAACTTATTTTGCAACGACTGGTTATAGATATGATTTTGAAAGACGACCATACACTGATTTTACAAATCCTGAAACTTTCAGGCGTTATGCAAAAGCTATCAATTACGATAGATTCGATTTTAATCTAAACACCGTAAAAGAAACAAGTTTCAGCGGAGTTGGTGGAATGATTAATCAAACAGTATTACCAGGATTGAATCGTGAAACTCAAACAGGTGTAAAATGTTTGATTGCTTATATTAATAGGGTTGGATTATGGGACACCTTTACACCATTTGGCAAATTTTCAGAAAGTATTGATACTAAACGTGATACTTATAGTATCAATTTCAGAAATCCATTGAATGTAAACAGCCAATTACAGCACCAACAACAAAATGGTGCACCAAAAGGAGTACGTAAATTCACGATTAACACCTCGTTAATTGATGAAAAGAACAATTATCAGGTTTTAGAAATTCTACAAAGCCCTAAATTGTACTTAGTTGTGTTTGAAAATGATGTTTTTTTAACTGAAAGCGTTGGCTTAACAGTTGACAGTACACTGGTAACAGTTGACAATACCGATATTACAGTTGATGAAGATACGGTTACATCTGAAAATTTAGGCTTTTACTCTAAATTTGTGCAAATACCTATTAAAAATAACACAACAAATTACATTAAAAAGACTAGATTGAATGACAAATCTAGTATAAGTTATACATTAGAATTTGAAAGTACAAGTAATTTTATAAGCGATTTGTAATGTTAGAAGTTTACATAAAATACAAAGATTACAACTACTATAGTATAGATTTAAAAGATGGCGAAGGAGTAAATCTTAAAACCATTTACAAAGATCTTAATGATATTACTAAAATATTTTCGCCTTATACTCAAAGTTTTAAAATTCCTGCAACCGATAAAAATAAAATGCTTATTGGTTTTTTAGGTAATGAAAAAACTTTAAATTATGGTTTTGAGTTTGATGCTAAAATTTACATATCAGGGTTTTTATCTCAATCTGGAATTTTGACTTTTAAAGATTTTGATTATGATCAAAATGAGCAAACGGAATTTACCGCAGACTTCGGAAGTACCATTTCAGGATTAGTTGAAAGAATTGGAGGCGATACAATTCAAGATTTATTTATACAATCAGATGGTTCGTATGATACGGCTTTAAGAATCCCTTGGAATCTGTTGACTGTTAAAAATTATTTGCAAAATTTATCTAACAAAGTAATGTCAAACGGCATAAACTTGTCGTTTGGAGTTCCGTTTATTTCAAACATTAGAACTTGGATTTACAGCGATAACACATCGACAGTTGACAATATTGCTTTTAATAAATTTAGGTTAAATGCCACTGAAAATTTTATAAAACTTGGTGAAGTTAGACCAGCAATAACATACGCTACAATTCTAAAGCAATTAATTTATAAATATAATCTAAATGTAATTTGCCCAATTTTAGAACGACCAGAGATTACCGAATTATTTGCTTTTTGCAATTCAGAAAGTTTAGTTGTTGCATCTGAAAAAGGGTATAGACTTTTGAACTATGAAAATATAGTTTATAGTACATATGATTTTAAAAATAATAATGGGTCACCTCCATCCTCTCCTTTATGGCAAGTTACAATTGACCGTTTTACTGGGATTATTAAAATAAAAAGAACAGTTTTAACAGGCATAAACGGTGGTTGGCAAACAGGATTAGACTTGAATTTAATATTTAATAATTTAACTTCATTAGACGGAAATCAAACCAAAATAAAAGTAAATTTAATAAACGCTTCAAGTAATATTGTTTTAAATTCTCAAACAATTGACAATGTTAATGCCTATAAATTTCAAGTATTAGATTATTATTATTACAAAAATATTAATGATTTACGTGCAAATAAAGTAACAAAAGATACAATTCTAAATAGTTCAGGAGAAATATTTTTAAGGTTTGAAGTTTTGCCAGAAACATTAGTAAGCTGGTCAAACATTGAATTTAATACTTTTGCTAGATTTTATACAAGCAGTAAAGGTGTGTTTGGTATAGTTTCAAGAACACATCAAAATTATGAGTCAAAATCTTTAAACAATACTTTATCTGAAAATTTAGGTGGGGACAAATTAAATTTAATTACTACTCTGCCTAAAATGAAAGCAATTGATTTTCTTAAATCATTTTTTAAAACTTTCAATATTTCAGTTATTGCAACTGGTCGAGATAACAATGAAATGTACTGGGTAACGCCATCAGATTTTTTGTTAGAAAACAAAGAATATTCTAAAAGATTAGTTGATTATACTTTGTTTACAGATAACAAATCATTTTCAAAAAAGAACGCAAATAAATACAATCAATATTTATTTTCACATAAAAAATCAAAATATTATGAATCACTTTATGGCGATGGAACATATTTTGGTAGTTTGTCCTATCCAACTATTGCTCCAAAAAAACCTACTAAATTTGAAGTCCTTACAGATTATTCAATTATAAAACAATCTAATTTCTCAACGTTTAATAATGTTCGAACTTGTTTAGCTTTTGAGAAAGAGGGCGCAACCATTCAGGCAAATGGGGGTAATCGTTATAAACCAGTATTTGATGAATTTACTATATTCTATTTAAAGTATAAAGATTTAGGAACTCAAAGAGTAGGTGTTGAATTTACAGAAATTAATAATTACGAATTGAAAACAGTTTTAGAAGCTAACTTTGTAAACTATACAAATGGTAAATCATTAGCTTTTGGAGCTGAAAATAATGATACAGACAGCTTATATTTGAATTATTACAAGGTTTTTATTGAAAATCTTTTTAATGCCTATGAATCTACTTTTAATTTGAATTTACCATCAAACGAAATATTTTTAAACTTTTCAAATCAAAACCAAGGGGAGTCAAATATTCCGACTGGATTTAGACCTCAAAATGATATAATTATAGCCGAACAAAGATATAGTTTGATTGATTCCGCTATCGATTTGACAAACGGTAAAACTAAATTAACACTTCTAAATTACTAGAAAATGTCTGAAGAAAGAAATATAAAGATTAACATTGATAGTAACGCTAAGGAAGTTGCTAGAGATACCAACGCACTAGGTGCGTCGATTGAGAATGCAACTAATTCAACTGCTGAAAATAATCAAGAAGTAGCAAAAGGCAATGAAAGTTATAAAACTTTTAAAACCCAACTTCGGGAAGCCAATGCTGAGTTACAAAAGCAAATCCAACTAACTGGCGAAAGTTCAAAAGAAACTATTAAGGCTGCTAAATCGGTTGCGGACTTAAAAGACCAAATGCAGTTTGCTAGTGATTTATCAGACAAATTTAACCCCGATCAAAAGTTTAAAGCACTTGGTGCAGCTACTCAAATAGCAGGTACAGGATTGCAAGGCGTTACTGCTGGAATGGCTTTGTTTGGTGGCGAGAGTGCCGATACTCAAAAGCAATTATTAAAAGTACAGGCTGCAATGGCTTTTAGTGATGCTATTAGTAATCTTTCAAACTTAGGCGACCAATGGAATTTATTAAAAGCCACAATTTCAGGTAGCACATTAGCAACAAAAGCAAATACGGCAGCTACAGGATTGGCTGCGATAGTTCAAAACGCATTTACAGGGTCAGTAGCTACAACTTCAACTGGTTTTAAAGTCTTAAAAATTGCTATTGCTGCAACGGGGATAGGGCTTTTAGTTGTTGGCGTTGGTTTGTTGGTTACAAATTTTGATAAATTGACAAAATTTGCCAACTCTTTTGAGTGGATGCGAAAGGTAGGAGGCTACATTTCAAATATTGTAAATTCAATCACCGATTTTGTAGGAGTTACTTCCGAAGCTGGTAGATTATTAGATAAACAAAAAGAATTTGCAGATAAATCAATAAAGCAGAATGAAAGGTATTTAGAGCGTAATGCTTCCACTATTTCCGCTGCTAGAAAAAGAGAAATTGAATTGACAAATGAGCATTATAAAAGACTTTCAGAGGGTCGTTTTAGTTCCGAAGAATCAAAAAAAATATATCAAGAAGCAAGAGCAAAAGATGAGATTGAAAAGATAAAAGAACAAAATAAAAGAAAAGAAGAATTGGCACAAAAGGCAAAAGACGAAGCCGATAAACGAAAAAAAGAAAGGGAGGATTTAGAAAATGAAAACGATAAAAAACGTTTGCAAAAAATAAAAGATGACGCTCAAAAAGCATACGAAATCAATCAGGAAGCGCAAGATATTTTAGCCGAAAGTAAGAAAGCAAAAGAAGAAGAGCTCGAGGAAGAAAATAAAAAAGAAGAAGAACAAGCAGAGTTTAAAACCAGCTTAATGATTGATTCTTATGACGAACAAAAAGCGATTGATATTTCGAATTTCAATAATAAAAAATCACAAAAAGAAGCCTTAGAGAGTTTAGGTAATAGTGCAATTGCAGGAGCGAAAGATTTGTTTGCAAAAAACAAAGGAGTTCAAAAAGGAATAGTTGCAGCGGAGGGAGCACTAGCACTTGGAAAATTAGCCGTTAATACAGTCGATGCAGTATCGAAAGATAACGCCATCAGTCCTACAACACTGGGGATGCCTTGGTCGGGGATTCATATAGGTATGGGAGTTTTGGGAGCGGCTTCGATTATTTCAAACACCAATAAACAGTTGCAAGCCTTGGGTGGTGGTTCAATTAGTGGCGGTGGTTCGCAAAATATTGTATCAGGATCAGCGACAACGCAAGCAAGTCCACAAGTCGCATTTAATAACACAGCTGAAAATCAAATAGGGAGGTCAATTGCTAACGCACAAGTCGAACAACCGCCTTTACAAGTAGTTATTTTAGAGAGCGATGTAACGAAAGCGCAAAATAATGTGAAAGTTTTAGAAAATAAAAATAGTTTATAAAAAAATTTTTTTTATTAATTATTTTTGTATATTTGAACTCAAATAAACGTATGAAGATGTACGTTTCTAATTTTTTGAACGTGAAAACCATTAAAAAAGTAGACATCAAAGCCTAATCGAGTCAATCGGTTAGGCTTTTTGTCGTTATATAAAAATGAA